GAATTGTAAAGTTGGTTTCATCATATGCTAATATTTCGTTTTTATTTTTTCCATCTACTTCAATAGTTCGTAAATGTTTTCTAATTTTAGAGCTTGTTTTAATTGCATTCTCAATTTCTTGCCTATTATGAACTTTGAAAGCATCACGAAGAATAAAATTATCATAAGTTTTATGATGGTATTGCAGTCGCACAGAGAGATTATTGCTATGTCCAAATTTTATTAGTTTCTCTCCTTCAGCGTTTGAATTATCAATAGTTCCAAAATAAATACATTCACAATTTACAGGAAATTGTGAAACTAGAGTTTTTTCAATTGCTTTTAATTTATCTTGAATAGCATTTGTAATAAGCTTTTCTTTTGTAATAAGCTCATTATCTTTTATTAGTAATTTATTTTTCATTTCTAATGCTTCTTCTTCTAATACTTCAATGATTAATTCTTCTAATTTTATATAGTATTCATGAATTTCGTCTGCTTTTTTTGTTTGTGCCTTTAAACATAATGATTTAAAGGTCTTAATATTTAAATATATTTTTTCAGAGTTATGACCCCCACTGCCTTTTTTTGCAACCGTTTGAACAGTCGCAAAATTAGTACTATTATTTATCGTATAATTATTGCTATAATCTTTATTCAATACAAAATTATATTTTAAACAGGTAGTTGCGTTAAATTTTCTATTAAATCCCAACCACCTCCAAATATGATCAAGATCTACTATAAAGTCAGCTGTTTTATCATAATTTAAATAAGTATAAAAACTTGATAGAAATAGTTGTTGCTCCATTTTTGTGAAGTTAGTTTTTACTTTTTCTAATAATTTATTATTATTGTTAGCATTTAGCTTTGTAATAGGGTTATTTGTTATTAAATTAACAATGTCGAGAGATGTCATATTTATACTATAATTGTTCTATTATCTTTAAGTTGTTTTCATAATTTAGAAACAAAAATCTAGAAGCAACGCCTTACCATTTAGTTTTGCGCACATTTATTTTGGGGCCTTTCTTTTTATCTCTCGAATTAGGGTCATACATCTCTTCGTCGTCATCGGAGTCCATATTTTTACTGATTTCCCAGAATTCTTTTGAGCCGAGTTTGAATGTTTTATGATGTTCTGCCTTATACCAATAAATTTGGTCGTGTAATTTATTCGATTTGGCGTTATTATTGATGACTAAACACTCATAATTTTCTGTGCACTGATCCATTACCTGACAAAAACTCTCAAAGGTTGGAAACATACCTGCATAGTTTTCATAAATACGCCGCCTATTTGCTATATATGGCTCGCGCAATATAAAAACGTAGTCGATATTCGTGCGCAAATTTGGAGGAATACCTAAAGGATATTGCATGGTTATCACCAACATCACCTTCCAGTGCCGACCATTCATAAATAGGAGACGCATCATCTTATCTTTTGTCCAGCTTCCATCATATAAGCAATCATCTAATATAACAAATGCTCGTGGGTCAATATTCGATTTTTTATAGACTTCGACTTCTTTTTTTATCTGCTTCATTACCGTCTTTTGTCTTTTCAATATGTTTTCAATAATAGCGGTATTATATTCATCGTGAATAAATAATTTAGGAACATGCTCAGCATAAAAACCGTTACCTGCTTCTGTTCCGCTGATTACTGTCCCTATTGGAATATCTTGATGATAATATAGCAAATCTCGCACTAAATAGGTTTTACCGGTATCACGACGTCCTATTAACACAATAACGGGGCCTTTATTTTCGTCTGGTCTAAAACTTATAGATTTAATGTCAAATTTTTTTAATTCTAATGTCATTACTAAACAACTTTATATTTATTAGTTATATTTAATAGTTTGCCATTTAAACTTAATAATTTGATTGTTTAATATATTTATTTGTGTTATAAATTAAAAAAATAAGTATTTGTTATTTATTAAATGGAATTAAACTATAGGAAAAATAACAATAAACAGCTTTTTGAGAACTTTAATAATAGTGATTTTTTAGATATAGAGAATTCGCAAAATTATTTTCCATTATATAATATTTTTTTTAGCTTAAATAGCTCTAATTATAATGCTATAAATTTGAATAATAAGTATAAATTAGAACAAATTTTAGAAAAAATAAATTATAATAAATTTTTAGCAACAATTACAGATATATGCAATAACAAATTTAACAAAGAAGTATTTGTAAAATATAGTCCTCTTGTTGACCCTGTTAAATATATGATAGGAAAGTATGAAAATAACTATAATATTTTAGAATTACCTAAATTCATAGATGACTTAAACTCTGAATCCGAATATAGCGCTACTTATAAAAAAATATTAGACCCAAATAATTCGGCATATATTGATGGATTTTTTTCATTTTTATCAAGCTGTTTATTAAATAACTATAATTTTTATAACGGTTTAGACTATTATGGTGCTTTTTTAGGAGTAAAAAACAAATTTAGATATAATGTTACAGAAGATTTAGAATATTTAGATGAGTCGGACTATTTTCATAAACACAAAAACAGTTTATTCATTTTTGATGATAATGAAAAAATAGCCAATTTATTTAACAATACTAAGAAAAATAAGAAAGCTTTAGTGCTAGACAGCAAGAATTGTGATGATTTAGATTTAGCTATTAGCGAACTGTCTATTAGCGATGAACTTAGCATACAAGAAACACACAATATTAATACTAATTTAGAGCTAACATTAACCTATGAAAATCTAGATATTTTAGAAAATAATGAACTAGTAAATACTAATGCTAGTAGCAAGACAAATACAGGAATTGATACTACAAATAGTTCAGAAACATGCTCTTCAAGGTCTTCAAATACCGATTTAACTAATTCGGAAAATGGTGGTTCAGATGACAACGATGATAACAACGACGATGACGAAAGTAGCGAATCGAGCTTTAATAGTGAGGAAATATTTTGCACAATAGATAAAATACCTGTTGAAATGATAATATTAGAATGTTGCGAAAATACGTTAGATGATTATATAGTAAATAATAAAATAAAAGACAGCGAATGGGAGTCAATAATATTACAAATATTATTTACATTAATTACATATCAAAAAGTGTTCGAGTTTACGCATAATGATTTGCATACAAACAATATTGTATATGTATCTACTCCTAAAAAATTCTTATATTATAAATATAACAACGCACACTATAAAGTCCCTACCTTTGGTAAAATATACAAAATAATAGATTTTGGAAGAGCCATTTACAAATTCAAAAACAAATTTATATGCAGTGATAGCTATTCTGAGTCGGGTGACGCAACCACTCAATATAATTGTGAGCCTTATTTAAATAAGGCTAAACCTATTATTGGCCCCAATACTAGCTTCGATTTATGCAGACTTGGCTGCAGTTTATTTGACTATTTTATAGACGACTTAGATGACATTAAAAAATTAAAATCTCCTATTAAAAAGATTATGATAGAATGGGTTTTTGACGATAATAATAAAAATATACTCTATAAAAATAACGGAACAGAGAGATATCCCGACTTTAAATTATATAAAATGATTGCGCGTTCAGTTCATAGGCATACACCGCAAAATGTATTGCTTAAACCCACCTTCGAGGCTTATAAAATAGCAAAGAAAAATATTAATAATGTTCAAGAAATATTTAATATTGATAATTTACCCGTATTAGCGTGAAACCTTGCTAGGGGTTATAACTTAATACTAGCGCTTTTCTCTTTATATTATTTTTATATATTATATAACACGTCGCTATAATATATAAAAAAGGACTTAAAAAGGCGAGCTAAAAGTCAGGGCTATTTGTAAAAGCTGATAGCGATTCTTTAGAGCCACCCATCATATGAGAAAACTTGAATTTTTCTAATAAGAACATAGTAATAGCTCCAGCTAAAAATACCACCAAACCGTCTTTAGTTATTAATTTTACCGACCTATCATCCTTTGTTATGTATTTTGTATCTATAATCTTAAATATCACATACATAATACTAATTGATAATGTAGGCACTATAAAATTCATTTATTTTATAAATATAAATGAATTTTATAAATATAACGAATTAAATACAGAAACTTTTTAATTTTTGGAAAGCTTTTCTTAAAAGCTTTATTTTTGGGAAGCTTTTTCTAAAAGCTTTTGCGAAGCTTTTTTTTGTGAAACTTTTTTTTTAAAAAAGTTTCTAAAAGTTTCATTTTAACTCTTCTATATCTAAAGCTATACTTTCACTATCACTTATTTCAGTATTTAAATCTAATATATCTAAATCTAATTTATCCGGGTCTTCGTTCAAATTTTGGACATCGAGCTCAAATTGAGATTTTTCTGGCTTACCAATTTTAAGCTTATAATTATTATCTGTATCTGTGTCTGGCTCTGTTTCTGTTTCCGAATCTGAGCCTAATGCATTATCAGTAATAGTGGTCGAAATGCTGTCTAATTTTTTAATAGTGCTATGCGCCTCTAATACATTAACATCATTCAAATCCTTATTTGCATTTAGAATAGTATTTTTTAAATTAGCCTTGCTCTCTTCTTTCAATTTATTTGCTGTTTCTTGCTTAATTCTCTCTAACTCCTTCTTTTCTTTTGCTTTCTTGTTTTTTTCTAGCGCCTCTTTATCAGTTATTACTTCCTTTTTCTCCTCTACTTCAACATCTGTTTCTAGCGTCTCATCTAAATACATTTGCAATATATGTTCAATCGGTATGCTCTCTCTTATTGTATTCAATATACACTCCTTAATCAATAATTCTAGTTCTCTATTGTTTTTTTGAACTTGCAGGGGCTTTATATTCTTTTCAAATAAATATATATTTACATAGACCTTTCGCGCAACATTTATATACGTCTTGTGTATAAATTTATGAAGGTCTGGTATGTCAATATTTATTTTTTTCTGCTTTAAACCCACGCGAGTAGAGGTTAGCGACTTCAATTGTGTAATATGAACACACGTTATTAAATCTTCTAAATAATTGCACGCGCTCGAGGTAATTATACGCTGTTTCTCATTTTCAACTATCTCTGCACTCCATTTTGGAATATTGTTTAAAAAATTTTGAAATGTCATTAAATATTTCGTTTCTTCGCTGTTTTCTAAACATACATCATAGGCTTCTGTAAATATTGACCTTAGACCCTCGATTATACACGGCGTTAGCGTATTTGTTAATCGCGCACACCACTCATTTTTAGATTCGATTATTGTTGAAAGATTAAAATCATCCATTTTTATAATTTAAAAATTTATTTTAAATTATTTATTTTAACTAAAATAAATAGTTATTTAGAAATTAGAAATTAGAAATTAGAAATTAGAAATTAGAATTTAATGCTGAAAAATCTATGACTACTGCATTGCTATAAAAATATAAAATTATGTATATTAAATATTCCTCTACACGTATTTCTCTCTTGTATATATTGAAAAAAAACAAAAATTTGTAATAATCCGTCTTAAAATTAGACTTAGCTGTAAAATAGTCTAACATATTATTTGCACTTAAGCCTTTATTATATATTAATGAGCTGTGCTCCAATAATAACACATTTTTCTTATAATCATTAGCACTAGCGTTCTCATTATCTTTGTCACAATCATTTTTTAATGTTTCTAGCTTATTATCTAAATTTTTTATAATTAATGAGAGCTTATTATTGATTTTATTACTATTGCTATTGCTATTATATTTGAATGATTTATTAATAATATCCATATTTCTGTCATTACAATATATTTCGCTAAATCTTGATAATATTGGTTTTATTATTTTAGACTTATTTGCAGTTACTATAAAAAATTTTGTATGATTATATATTTCTATTGACCGGCGCAATGCCGACTGAGCATCAAGCGTTAAACTGTCGGCATTTAATAAAATTATTGACTTGAAATTAGTAATATTTTTATGAGTAATTGTATTAGCAAAAAAACGCAAATTCTCTCTAATAAATTTAATATTGCCTTTGCCTAAGCTACAATTTAAAATTAGTGTGTTATTTTCTATATTTTCATTTGTCTTGTATATATAAATTAACAATTGCTCAAGTAATGTTTTCTTACCTACTAAATTGTTGCCATATAATAATAAATTAGGTAAACTATCATTATCATATAAATCTCTCAATTTTTGTAACATTATTTAAATAATTTAAAAAATATTTAAATCAAAATATACTATTTAACATATATATTATTTAACATATATACGGCTATTTAACATATACATATATATGCTCACTCTAGTTTTCTTAGTATGCAACTTTTTAAATCTCTCAAATTATTTATTAACTAGCAATAATAATAAAATAATTCGAGTTATTACTAAAGAATTGCATAGCAATAATAACAATAACATTATTATTAATTATGAAAGTCGCATTAAATCAAGAGAGCGCATTATAAAAAAAATACAAAAGTATAAAGTTCCTTACGATATATACGGCCTAAGAATCATTTATAATGATAGTAGCAATATTTATAATAGTCAATATGCATATACTATACAAAATATATTAACATCTAATTTTAATACACTAGATTTTCTATATGATGATTATATTGCTAATCCAAAAAGTAATAATTATCAAAGCATACATTTATATGTACT